CTCCTGCATCCGGTTCTTATAAAACTGATGATTAAAAGCCGCCTTTCGAGGCGGTTTTTTTATGCCTAAAGGTCGCAATAGCGGCCTTTTTTGATCATCCTCAAAAAATATTTTGTTTTCGTTCGTGTCTTTTTGTTTACAAACGAAAACAACGGGGCTATATTTTACATGCAAACAAAATTGCACCTTTCGACACGAGGATGACCAAAATGACCAACTTAAAAGAAAAACAAATCAAACTGGCTACTGCTGCTATTGCTGATCTTAAAGAGCTGGTGGCGCAAACAGGCAATCTACTAATGAATCTTTCTAAATCTGGCGTTGAGGCAACTGCAAAGGCCGTTTGTAACTTCTACAACGAAGCGTCACCAATCCAACAAGATTGCTTAGACATTGCTTACTGCTGGTGTGGTTCTTGGGATTCAGAGAACGAAGCGCGTGAAGCATTGGAAGCCGTTAAGGGTAACGCAATCAAAGCCCTTGCTTGGAAGCAAAACCGCCTAGAAGTGTTTGAGTGTGAGCGTCCAGAATACCGCCAAGGCATTACTATCTATGAAGTGGTGCGCGTTTCTACTAAGCGAGGTGAACCGCTATCAACGCATACTAATTACTTCTCTAGCAAAGAAAGAGTGAAAGCATTCCTAAACAAGAAATACGACTTTTACGCGCCGGATATGGAAGAGAACAGCAAATTCAAATGTATCGAACGCTCAGACTACTCTTTGCAGTTCTACCAAGAAGATGAGGAATATCTGATTGAGTTCCACATGAACCATGTAGATGTAGAGTAACTATTTGTTCGGGAGGTTGTTAGCATGAACGCTGAAGCAATGACTCAAGAAATGTTCAATTGCATCTTAATAGCCGTGGAATACTTTGCCATTCTTTTTATGGGTGCATTCATCGCTCGTAAACGAGGTGTATTTAAAGGTAAAAAATAATCCTCGAACATGTATTTAAACTAAACAAGCCAGCTTTAATGCTGGCTTTTTTGTTATCATTCGTGTCATAAAGTTCACAGGTGAGAACAGATATGGCCGTTTATATCCCCGTCAGACACTTAGGAAAGGCTTTTATCGAAAGCCAAGCCAAAACACCGACCAAACAGCAAAGGGACATTAGCAAGGCTTACCAGAAGCTACATGCGCGTGTTCAGCGCAACCTTATCGGCTTGCCACCATATCAAACTGAAGTTCTATTTCATCCGACTCGCAAATGGCGAATGGATTACGCTTGGCCCGACTTAAAGATTGCCTTGGAGGTTCACGGCGGTACTCATTCAAATGGGCGTCACACTCGCGGCGTTGGCTTTGCAAACGACAGAGAGAAGATGAACGAAGCGCAGCTTTTAGGCTGGATTGTTATTGAGATTGCATCGGACAACTTAGGCCAGCTTAGAGGCTGGTTAGAACGTGCTTTTGATCATCGAACGAAAACAATGAACACTGAACAGTGATAATATGTTGACGCAATTGAACACTCGGAGTTAGAGAAGTGGCGAGAATTAATTGGGAACGCATTAAAAAACAATACCTTAGCGAATACGAAGAAACTGGCGTTGACGTTAAGACGTTTTGTGTTCGCAATGGTTTAGTCTACTCCACAGCAAGAAAATACTTAAATAACAAACTGTTACAGAGAAAAGAGAACAAACCAAGCGAACAGAACGCGAACAACGAAGAAGTTCAGGGCGAAAAATTACAACCCAAAGGGATCACACCGCCCAAAACCAAAATCAAACGCAAGAAAACCGCGAATCAATCAAGTGCCAAAAATGGACACGGTGGCCGTCGAGCTGGCGCTGGCGCTCCAAAGGGAAATAGCAACGCTTTCGTGCATGGCTTGATGACTAAAGCATTTGGCAACCTAGTTAAATACTCTCATCAAGTCGATGACGAATTTAAGTTAGAAGTGCATAAGCTTGCCGCTCTTCAGGCGCTTGAGTGCTACACGCAATACAAAGATGAATTAGCTGACTTCCTCAAAGAGCTGGAAGAACGTGGCGATAAACCTACAGAACTAGAGCAGGAGTTTATTGACCGACTTGAGAAACGAATCGAGTCGAGTTTTGGCATGGTTTGCCACCACACCGGAAAGCTTGAGTATTTAGAGGGCCAAATGGCGAACCGTCGATTAACCAATCGAGCAATAAGCAAGGTTATCGCTCAAACCACACAGGTCGAAGTTGATACCAACCTTAAACGCAAAGGCATTGCGTTGGCCGAAGCGAATACTGACAAGGCTAAGGCTCAAGCTGCGCTTGCTCGTCATGATCTCGACCAGAAACAACGTGAAGGTCTAGGCGACGATGATGATCTAGGTATGTTGCTAGATGAAGTTCAAGATTTGGATGACGATGAAATCATTCAGCGCTTCAAAGATAAAGGTGGAGTGTTGAACGATGATGAATGATGGTATTCAGCCGTATAAGGATTCTATTAATGGCCGTGGCATAAACCTAGTTATGCCAGCGCTTACCGATCAGCAATTCAAAGCGCTTTCACGGCCAGAGAAGCGCCGTTACTTCAGGAACTATATGACCTGTAAGGAATGGCGCTTAAACAACCTTTACAAGATAGAGAATGATAAAGGTCGCGTTGTCACGTTTCGAATGCGTGACGCTCAGAGAGATCTCTTTGAAACAGCCCATACCTTTGAATTGATTCTTAAAGCGCGTCAGTTGGGCTTTAGTACCTTTATCGACTTGTACGCGCTGGACTCGTGTTTATTCAATAAGAACTATGCCGCAGGTATTATCGCGCAGGATTTGGAAAGTGCTGGCGCGATCTTCCAGACAAAGGTTGTCTTTCCATATAACAATTTGCCTAATTACTTGCGTTCTCGCATTCGTGTAGTTCAACGAGCTGGTGGCGCTAACGGTGGCCGACTCAGTTTTTCCAATGGTTCACGAATCCGTGTTGCAACGTCATTCCGTTCCGGTACGTTGCAGTTTCTACATATTTCAGAGTTGGGCCGTATTTGTGCAGGTTACCCACAAAAGGCCAAAGAGATCCAAACAGGTTCGATGCCTACTGTTCACGAAGGTTGCAAACTCTTTATTGAATCGACGGCAGAAGGCGCGGCAGGACTCTTTTTTGAGTTGTGTAAGAAAGCCGAGGAACGAGCACATAGCGGAGTGAAGTTGGGTGCTAAAGACTTTCACTTTAGATTCATTCCTTGGTTCACTCATCCTAGATATTACTCACCATTGCCATTAGGCGGATTGAAGCTATCCAAATACTTTATTGAATACTTTAAGTCGATTGAGCCATTCGTGATCCGTCACTTGGGTAGACCGTTAACGGATGAGCAAAAGCAGTGGTATGTCGAAACCTATAACCACTACGAAGAGTACACAAAACAAGAGTATCCAAGTACACCACAAGAGGCGTTCTTAACGTCAGGCCGTCGTGTATTTAGCGCTCCTTCCTGTATGGCTGCGGAGTCAGCTTGCTCCAAGCCGTTGCTTGTCTATGACGTTAATCCAGAGACAGGAGCAATGTTTGATGTTCGAGATAGCGTAAACCGTGAAGGTAAAAGCGAGAACATGCAGAACGGACTACAGGGCTATTTGCTTATTTGGGAATTGCCTGATCCAGAAAAGGATTACGCCCTTGGCGCTGACGTTGCGGAAGGTCTGGAACATGGGGACAGAGGTTCAATTGATGTGCTGGACGAAACTGGCAATCAAGTTGCTCATTGGTTTGGTCATATCGACACAGATCAGTTTGCAAAGATTATCGCAATCATTGGCAAGATGTACGCAGGTAAAAACGGTAGAGCGGCCTACGCTGCGCCAGAACGAAACAACCACGGCCACGCCGTTTTAAACGTTCTACGCGATATCTATCCAATATCCAGAATCTACCAAGAAGAACACCACGACAAGGAAGACGAGGACGAAGAAACAGGACGATTAGGCTGGCTTACCACTCGTAAATCCAAGCCGATAATTATTTCAAACTTAAATGAGCAATTGCGCAATAATACGTCGGGCATTCGATGGATCGGGACAGTTACAGAGCTGAATACCTACGTTTATGACTCCAAAGGAAGCATGAACGCAATTGAAGGCGCATTTGATGACCAAGTGATGAGCTATGCGATTGCGCTAGAAATGGTTGTTCGAATGCCTAGAACCATGACCAAGTTACAGCCACGCACCAAGCGATCAAGCGATTGGCGTACTAAGTGAGGGGAGAATTTATGGCTTGGAATGAAGACCATGCGGAGCATGACGGCAAGGGCTTTAACCTTGCTCAATTACGCCGATTAGTCTCAAACGTGGAAGCACAACCAAACTGGCGCGACCCAGCGCAAAAGTGTTGTGATTACTACGACGGCAACCAACTAGCGCCGGAAGTAAAACAAGTCTACGAAGAACGTGGACAACCGATCATTATCAATAACCTAATAGCGCCAGCTATTGACGCCGTTTTAGGTATGGAAGCAAGAACACGAACTGATCTTGTACTTACAGCCGATGACGATGACGGCGAAGAGCTACGCGATGCACTTCAGGAGAAGTTTAAAGATGCGTGGCGACTTGCACGAGCTGATCGCGCTAATGCCGACGCTTACGCTTCACAAATTAAAGCTGGTATTGGTTGGGTAGAAGTTACCAGAAATGACGATCCTTTCTATGGTGGTGGCTACAACATCAAGCCAGTTCGCCGTCAGGAAATGTGGTGGGACTGGAACGCTCAAGAGGCCGACTTGTCTGATGCTCGATGGTTGCTGCGTAAACGTTGGGTAGACGTTGACGAGGCTATTGCTCATTTCCCTGAACACGCCGAAATCATTCGCCAAGCAATGAATAATTGGGAAGACTTTGCAAACCTTGAAAGCTACGAAGAGCAAGACCAAGATTTGCTTGCTGCTTACCATGAATTTGAGAGTTGGGATCGAAATACGTCTGAATGGTTAGATCAGGCGCGTGGCCGTATCTGCTTACAGGTTATCTACTACCGTACATTTAGACGCGGTTATGTCATCGACCTAAAGAATGGCCGAACAGTTGAATACAATCCAAATAATATCGCTCAAGCCGTTGGCGTAAAAATGGGTACATTTAAACCACGAATTGCTACATGGTCAGCAGTACGCGAAGCGTGGTTTGTTGGTATTCATAGAATCATTGATCGTAAATCAGTTGCACCGAGCGGATATTTTCCAATTGTTCCGTTCTTCGGTTATCGAATGGATAAATCCGGCCAACCTTATGGTGTTGTAAGCCGAATGATTAGTGCTCAAGATGAGATCAACTATCGTCGTATGAAGCTTACGTGGCTGCTACAAGCTAAACGTGTCATTGCAGACCAAGACGCAACCAATATGAGCCGCGAAGACTTGCTCGAAGAGGTCGAACGCGCAGATGGTTACATTGAGTTAAACCCTGATCGCAAGAACAAGAAATCAATCAGTGAAGCTATCCAGATTCAGCAAGATTTCAATATTGCGAGTCAGCAGTTTACTGTTATGCAGGACTCAATGAAGCAAATCCAAGACGTTGCTGGTATCTACAATGCAATGTTGGGCCAAGACTCTTCAGCCACCAGCGGAGTAGCTATTAACTCTCTAGTGGAACAAGGCGCGACTACGCTAGCAGAGATCAATGACAACTATCACTATTCGAGAACACGAGTTGCTGATCTGTTAATGGCCTATCTAATCGAAGACCTAGCGAAGCAAAGCAATATCGCTGTAACTATCAACAAGCAAGACGCCCATAAGCGAAAAGTCATTCACCTAAACGTGACCAATGACGACGGCACAGTGACCAACGACGTTAAGCGTTGGAAAGGTCATATCGCTCAAGCTCCAATCCAGCAAACTGCCACATTCCGCGCTCAAATGGCTCAACAACTAACCGCGCTAGTTGCTCAGTTGCCACCACAAATTCAAATGGCAACGCTAGATATGGTTGTCGAGTTAATGGATGTACCTAACAAGCAAGAGATCCTGAACCGTATCAGACAAACTCTAAACATTCCAAAAGCGCCGGAAGATATGACGCCAGAAGAACAAGCAGCTATGCAGGAAGAACAACGCAAGCAGCAAGAAATGGCTGAAATTCAAATGCAGCAGCTACAAAACGAGGTTGCTTTAGGCGCGGCCAAGGTTGAAGAACTACAGGCCAAGATTGCCAAACTACAACGTGATGCAGAAAGCCAAGACGTTAAAGACAACAAGGTTGAGGCCGAAACTGCGAAAGTTTTACAGGAGGTCGCAGAAGTCAAAGCACAAGCAGATAGCACAGTTAATGCAATATTAGCGAACATCGACCAGCAATTGCTAAACCTTCAAATCTAAATGTAAGAGGTAACTAGAAGTGTGGGAACAAGTTAAAAACATTGTGGGCGAATCCGCCCCTTTGGTTGGTTCATTACTTGGCGGTGCCACTGGTAAAACAATAGGTACTCTGATCGCTGGCGTTCTTGGTGTCAAAGATACACCGGACGCCGTTATCAAAGAGCTGATAGAAAACCCTGAAGCTCTAACAAAGATTATTGAGTTTCAGAATCAACACGCAGTTAAGTTGCAAGAAATGGCGCTTAACCAGTTATCTATGCAGCTAACAGACACACAAGACGCGAGAGACGCACACGGCGATCACTGGATGCCTTCAGCGTTAACTCTGATCTTGTGTGTCATGGTGTCAGGTATGTTTTGCTCATTGTTTTGGTGGACGGTTCCAAAATCATACGAGCAACTAATTATCATGATCGCAGGTCAGGTAATGGGCGCGTTCTCAACGGCTATCGTGTTTTGGCTAGGCTCAACGATGATGCAGGGCTTAGGTCGAACAAAGCAACCAATGAAGTTTATGAAGTGGGGGAAGTAAGTAAATGAAATTACCAGCCGAGTTTAAGCCGAATACTGAAATTCAAGAAATGATGGAAGAGCTAGGTTGTTGTTGGTAAACCAGCAACTTGTATCGACCCTGAAAACTGGCGTGACCAGATTGGCCGACAAGTGAGTTTTAACAACACATTCGAAGAGATCTGCAAGCTAGAAGCTTACAGAAAGATGAGCGCATAAGACGTAATTGTTTGGAGAGAAAAGCCATGTATGACAAACGACTAAGAAGCTATCGACCTAAATGGTTCAAGACTTGGGAACTTGTGAGCAAAGCTGCTTATCAGGCGCGTGGTGAAAAGGCCATGCTTGGTATGGATGCTCGATTGCTGATCACCATTGATGAGCTGCGAACGCTGCTTAGTGAAATCGATCCGAAGAAAGCGGCGCTTATCTGTAACAACTGGAAAGCTGGTGGATCTCGTGGTTACTCAGGTTTGCGACTTGCGAGTGACAAACATTTCACTCCATTCTCTGCGCATGGAAGAGGGCAAGCTGTTGATTTAATTAGTAATCATTACACGGCTCAAGAGTTGCGTGATTTGATTATTAAACACAAAGACCGATTCCCTTATCTAACGAGAATGGAAGAAGGTGTGAGCTGGTTGCACTTGGATGTGTTCAACTTACCAGAAGATGCACCAGAGAATGCAATCCTGTTGTTTACTAAATCAGGTGAGACTCGTTACACCTAGATAATCATCGAGCGTTAATTTTTAGTTTGCATTCGTAAATTTGTGGTACATTTATCAGCAAATTGAGTGTGCGGCGAAAAACTAACGCAACACGAGAACATAAAAAAGCCAGTTAGCGCGATTGCGTTAGCTGGCTTTCTTGTTCGCAAGTGCGGCGATAAGCACAAACCAAACGCAAGCGCAGCGATAAGCGCACATGAGGGGATTATGACTATAGAACTTGACCAAGCACTATTAACTGGCAACGTCGAAGACATTGACGCACTGCTAGATGAAATTGACCTAGATGACGATTTGGGCGTTCTCAGCGGTGAAAATGACCAAGACAACCATTCGACTGATAACGAAATGGGCGTAGGCGAGGAAGATGAGGCACTACCAAGTGTTATTGACACTACTCAGCCAAAAGGTGACGCCAACCTAGATAAATCAGAACAGGGCCAAGAGCCTAAAACGAATGCGGCCAAAGATAGCATTGGGGTTCGAGAGATTGACGGCAAGCTCTACATTGAAGTTGATCCAGACAATGCAGCGGTAGCAAGTAAGGACGGTAAACATACGATTCCTTATGCAGTTCTAGAAAAGGCTCGCAATCAGGCGAGCGAAGCGTCAAGCCGTATGCAGGAGCTAGAGCAACAGTTAAGTGAAGCTACAACCGCCAAGGAAAAACTACAGCTATACACCAAGCAATTAGAAGAAGCTGGCATTACGCCTGAAAAGCTACCTGAAGAATTGCTGAACGATGAAAATGCACTCAATGCGCTGCGTGATGAGTTGCCAGAAACGGCAGCAAATTTACTAACGGCGCTAGTTAAGCGTTTTCAAAGTAAGGCTGCGACCACTCAACAAGAAGCCAATGACGGAGTTAACGAAGTTACTAACGCGCTAAACGCTGACGAACTAACAGAACTTCGCACTTGGGAATCGAGTGACCGTGACCGTTGGGATATGGCCCTAGTTATCGACAACAAGCTCAAGAATGATCCAGCGTTCCAAGCCATGCCACTAAAAGAACGCTTTGCAGAAGTGCAACGCCGAGTGAAGGCTGCTTTCGGTGATCCGGTTCAAGCGTCAATTGATGCTGAAAAGGCACAGAAACAAGCCGAGCAAGGCCAGCAGCAACCTCAACAAACGGCAGAAAAACAAACCGTTGTGCCTAATTCACCGTCTAGTCTAGGTGGTTCTTCACTGGACACTACGGCGGCAGCTAATCAGGCATTGTTGAATCAAGACGCACTAGCGCTTGAGCAATCACTTGCCAATATGTCGCCAGAGAAGGTTGAAGAGTTCCTAGCTCAAGCGGTGATAGCTCTAGATTAGTCGAGGATTTCATAATGACTACTATCACTAAAGCTCAAGCTGCTAAAGCGTTTGGTGCCGCGCTGTTTACTCATACGCGCCGCCAAAACACTTTTGTAAACATGCTAACTGGTAAAGCTCCAAAGGCAGTGCCAGCAGACCGCAACCGAAACAAAACTCAAACTGAAGCTGGTGCGCCAGTTGTAATGATCACCGACCTTACAAAACAGGCTGGTGACACAGTTGAAATGGATTTGTTCCACAACTTGGGCGGTATGCCAACGATGGGCGATAAAAAAATCGAAGGTCGTGGCGAGTCTCTATCAAAAGTTGAGTTTGAATTAGTCATTAACCAAGGCCGTCATAACGTCGATTCAGGCGGTAAGATGGCTCAACAACGCACCAAGCAAAACCTACTTCAAGTAGCTCGTACAATGCTTGGTAACTACTTCAACGATCTACAAGATGAAATCGCAACGTATCACGTAGCTGGTGCGCGTGGTGACTTCATGCCTTCCGATATGATTGTTCCAACTGCGGATCATCCAATGTTTGGTGAAATCATGGTTAACCCTGTTACCGCTCCTACAGCGGATCGTCACTTCTTCGGTGGTGACGCAACAGGTGTTGCAGAGATCTCGGCAGCCGACACACTAACCCTAGCGAAGATCGATGAAATTGCGCTTTACCTAGAAGAAATGGCACATCCAATCAAGCCTATCCGCTTCGAAGCAGATGAGCTTTACGGTGAATCGCCTTTCTACGTTCTATTTGTTACTCCGCGCCAATGGGCCGACCTATGGGCTGACGTTCAAGGTGCTGGCAAAGTGCAAGAGCTGATCGCGAATGCGGTTAACCGTTCGCAAGGCTTTAAGCATCCACTATTCCAAGGTGACCGCCTAATGTGGCGCAATATCTTGGTTCGTCAATACCGCAAACCAGTACGTTTCAATGCTGGCTCTAAAGTGAAAGTTGGCGCAGCAAGCGGCAACGGTACTGAAACTGAAGTTGAAGCAACTACCGTAATTGACCGCGCAATCCTACTTGGCGGCCAAGCGCTAGCAGTGGCTTACGGTAAATCGTCAAGCGGTGCTCAGTTCTCTATGCACACCGAGAAGGTTGACCACGGCAACGGTCGTGAAACTTCTATCGCTTGGATGAGCGGCGTTAAGAAAGTTCGCTTCCAAGAGAAGAATGGCCGAATCAATGACTACGGCGTAATGGTGCTAGATACAGCCGTTGGTGGTTTATCTAAGTAATAAGTTACTGGCTGGCTATCTAGCCAGCCTTTATTCATCGGAATTAAAGGAGAATTGCAATGGCAGTTAAAGTATCACCAGCCGTTAAGCAAAACGTCTATAACGGTACTCACGGTAACCTTTCAGTGATGTTTGCTGAAGTTCCGGCGGCAGAAATCAATGATTCAGTTATCGCGGCAAGCCTAGAGGCTGGCGTGAAGCTGGTGGAAGTGAAGATCCTTACCAACGGCGAAGCAGTAGCAAGCTTAACTGCTAAGGCTACTCTGAACGAAGCCTTGTTAGGTGATGGTATTCACGAGCCTCAAGTTGGCACCAAGTTAGAAGATGTGATCGGCACGGCTACGGCGGTTCCGGCTGGCGTATTGTCTTCGGATGCGGCTGGTTACTTCCCGTCAGAAGATGTTGCTGAAAAAGATAAGTGTCTAGTTCTTACTTTCGCAGGTGCCAAAGTTCCAGCAGACAAGATCCGTCTAGCGATTTACACCACTTCAGTCGGCACTATCTAAGATAGTCCACTCTGTTGAAAAACAGGCCAGTCAGAAAATTGGCTGGCCTTTTTTATATGTTCCGTGGCAATGGCCGCAGCTCAACACATCGAATACACATAAGGGTATTGACTATGACAGCAGAAAAGAAAATTGTTTGGATCGGTGAAAAGCCAATTAAAAAAGTAAACACGCTTGGCCGTGACTACTACTTTAACCGTGGCGAACCAACCAGCGTACCGGAACAAGTGGCGCACCGATTACTGCAAATCAAATCTTGTTTTGCTACTCCTGAAAGTGCTCAGTCTCTAATCGAGAGCCTACAAGCTGAAGAGCAAAAGCGTCAGCAACTAGCGGAACGAGCGGCGCAACTAAAAGCTGAAGAAGAGAAAGCAAACACATGGCTCGTTATGGTTGATGGTGAAGTCGTCAACATTTCCAAATACACCAAGGCGAAACTTGAAACCGTTATCCTAGCAGAAGAGCTTCCAATTGATCCGCTAGCGTTGGAAGTTCCAGAAGGCGAAACACATGCGTCAGCTCTACGCATGGCAGTGCGTGACAAGCTACACGCTAAACACGGTATTCCAGAGGCTTAATGATGAGCGCACTATCTGATTTATATCGGTTAGTGCGCCAGCGTTGCGCTGGCGTTGTCGATATCATGATGGATGACGCCTTGCGCGACTCTTACCGCGAGTTTTGCGAGAAATCAGAGTTCCTAAAAACAAAGGTCAAATTGACCGCCGTTGTGTCTGGTGTGCAAATTCCGGTTGCTGGTATTCCTACCGATTCAGCAATTCTAAAAATTGACAGCGTAGTGAGTAATTGCGGTTCTCCGCTTTACGTCAACGACGACTACGTTTTTGATCCTGTAACCAACGAGTTCACATTCACGAATGACTTTGATGCGGTGACCGTTACGGCGGTACTAAAACCAAAGCTAAATTTCGATGAGAACAACCTTAATTCATACCTAGTTGAAAACTACGGCGAAGCTCTAGCGGCTGGCGCTGCTTACCGACTCCGACTACAGGTTGGCACAAATTGGTTTAACCCTGATCTCGCATTGATGTACGAGCGTGAATTTATCGAGGGTTATCGCCGCGCTTACCGACTAAGCAAAGACAACTTCAATTCATTCAAAAACAAAGTGCGTAAGCACAATTTCTACTAGAGGTGTGTATGTCTGCTAATAACACTCCGGTCAAACACTTGATCGATGAGGCAGCTCGTCTCGTTGTCGATAAAAACATGATCCGTTGGGATAAAGCGTTTTGGGTTGATGCGTTTAACTCGGCAGTTCGAGCAATCCTAGCAATTCGATCTGATGCGCTAACGGCCAATGAGGACTTTGTTTGTGTTGAGGGTTCAACTCAGACAATTCCAGTAGGTGCCCGTTTTGTTGTTGATGTTCTGCGAAATAAAGGCGGCGCGGCCATTTCTGGCAATGTGGATTTGAAGATGCTTGATGATTATCGCCCTGAATGGCGTTCAGAGCCTCTCGCTAACGCGGCCAAGGCGTGGCTTTACGATGACCGAAATCCAACCACGTTCTATATGTATCCTCCGGTTGTTTTTGGAACAACCATTGAGTGCGTATTTGCAAAAGTGCCTACGCCAATAACTGAAAGCGATTACGACTCTGAAACCAAATGCGAACTAAACCCGATGTACGACAACGCGATCATTGAGTGGCTTGTCTACCGCGCATTTAGTGAGGATGCAGAGTTTACCGCTAATGCCGATCGTGCAACCACAGCATTAAACGCCTTTAGAACAATGCTAGGCGACAAGAGCCAAGCAGATAGCATCGTTCAACAAAAGAGCGCTGATATCAAAAACCAACCACGCTAATTAATTGGAGTAGAGCACAATGAGTAGTAGCTGGTATCGAAGAGGTACGGTAACTGTAACCGACGGCTCAAAAGAGGTTGTAGGCGTTGGTACGTTATGGGTTGATGCCGGAAATAAACCGCTAGCTGGCGATATCATGTTCATAGCTGGCAGTATTTATGAGGTCGAATCGATCACCGATAACGAACATTTGTCACTGTTCAGACCATTTACTGGCGTTCCTCCAGCAAATGGTGAGTATGCGATCATTCGAAATACTTCAGTAACTATTGCAACTCGTGTGGCCGCAATGGTCGCGGCGGCTATCAACTCAAAACAAGTGTTGCTTGATGACCTTCGAGGTTATTACACATCAACGGCTGACAAAGTTCTTATTCACACCGATGACGGCTCAACTATTGAGGTTGTGCCACTTCAAACACTGGTGTCAGATATCACAAATCTGATCGCTCAGTCTGAAAGTATTAAAAACGATCTAGCTAATACACAGGCAGCTCTAGACCTTGTTCGTCAATATTCTAATGCGGCGCAAGGTGTCGAAGTTGAACCAGGCAAGTATTCAGCGAAGAGCTATGCGGCTGATGCAGCGGACACGTTGGCTTTAGTGAACAAAGCAAAAAGCGATGTGGATTTAAAAGCCTCTCAAGTTCAGCAAACCAAAACAGATATTGAGCAGTTTGTAAGTACATCAAAAACTGAAATTGATGCTAAGGCTACAGCTATTAGTAAGGCTATTGATACGCAAGCGACTACCGTTAAGGGTGAAATCACAGATTTAACAAGCACTAGCAAGCAGGAGATCACTGCGCTTGCCACTAAGAGCAAAAAAGATATTACAACTCTTACTACAACGAGTAAGAGTGAAATTAACACCTTAGTTAGTACAAGCAAAACTGAAATTACGGAATTAGCCACCACAGAAAAAGCAGCTATTTCGCAGCAATCAACCACAGCAATTAGTGAAATGACTTCACTAAAACAGAGTGCCGAACAAGCTGCATCAACGGCAACGCAAAAGGCTACTCAAGCGGCTGCTTCAGCTACAAGCGCAGCACAAAGTAAAACCGATGCTCAAACCCTGAAAACGCAAACTGAAGCCTTAGCGAATGAAACAAAGCAAGTAGCGGAAGAGATTAAATCCGGTAGTTATGTTGGTTGGCAAATCTATTGCCAAAGCGAAGCAAACATGAAAGCTGCACGAATGCTAGCTAGTGAACAGTTTGCGGCTAGTGGTTTTGTTCATTACGGTAGAGGTTACACAGGTAGTTCACCTGCCAATGGTACTTTGATTAACGAAGGTCTTTGGTCACGCACTGTAGAAGCTAGTCTTGCTAATGCATTATTGATGGGGCGCACTAGCCCGACATCAAATAATGGTACATCTAAGACACTATTCCCTGTTACCCATATTGCAGGATTTATTTCTAATCTATTCTTCAATGAAAATGGTGGTAACTATACTTCAGCTATCAAATTCCCTTACGCTCCTAACGGTACAGTTGTTTATGACTCCACTGGTAATTGTCGTGGTTCAGGCAAAGCTACCCTAGACCTAACTAAGGATGTAGACTCTAAGTATGGTGATGTTGCTGGTTCAGTTAATGAAGCTGTAGCTCGTGCTTTTGAAGGTATGACCCAAAATGGTGACTTCCGTAATGGTACTCGTTACTGGAATACAAGTGCTGTTTCGACTGCTGCTAGTGGTGGAGTTACTGTTAAAGGTTCTAATACCAACATGGGTAAGGATACCAACCAGTACTACAATTGTATTGTAGGTAAGCAATACACTGTTGAAATAGTTTGTTCTGCTTATCGTGCTGGTGCTCTTACACTCACTAATGATAGTTTGAAACATCGTGCATTAGACGTAAATGGTGTAGGTACTTTTAAAACTATCTTTACTGCTTCATCAGACCCTAAATACTTTTTATGGTTACTAGGTGCTGATATGGATATTACTAGTGTTAGTGTTAAACCTGTATCAGAAGAAGTAGTAATCAACCGTGTAGATATGTTTGGTTTTGAGTACTTCTTAGAAGAAATCAGCAAGGCCAATCCATTTGTTTACCCTTATGGTTGTATTCAGTCAAAACTAACAAGCATCGAAGGGATTGCAACAAAAGAATCGAATCGTCCTATTACCTACTATTCGGTATTCGATGGAGATACAACATCAAAGGGTAAAGGCGTTGATTTTTGGGCTGCAACTGATGCTCAAAAGAGAGCTTTAGTCTCTAATCCTGATCACAACATTTATTTACTTGATGATGGCCGACTTGTTCAATGGCGTGTGCGTCAACGTACTATTGCAGGTGTGGGAAATGGTGATTGGCAGAGTGTTAACTCTCAAGGTGTGGCGTTAATGTTCTTCCAAGCTCCGAGTGGATTCACAATTCAACCGTCTGCTCAGGGTATATTAGACGTTACACCTACTTGGTTTGGGGCAGGTAGTAAAGGTGCTTATTATGGTATCACTCACGCTACACCAATCCACAAAGACAACGGTATTTTCTGTGCTGGTCTAGGTGGTAAAGTTGTACCTGAATTAGGTATTGATGGTCACTGCTATTTCCATGTATGTGGTGTAGTTCCTAGACTGAACCAAGGTGCTTACCATCCTAGTTTTAACCCTATGGGTTGTGGTCTAGAGAAGAATACTGGTCGTTATTGGTATGGTGATATTGCACCGTATACTTCAACATTAGATTGTATGTTACGAGTACACCCTCAATCAGGCCATATCGGATTTGGTTCTGGTCGTCCTGATGGTAAGCTCTATGATGCTATCTATGCTTCAGGTCAAGGTGGTGTAATTGACTACCGTACTCCTGCTAAGGATATGAGTAGCAAAGAAGAAGCTTCTAAGATCTTCCAGAAAGTAGTTAATGGTTCTTACCGTGGTGAGGAACTGTTAACCCAATCTAAAGTTATTGCAGCTTTAACTGCCCAAGCTTTTTATGTAAATACTGCTGGTAAACAATTTCAGCTTATTGATGCAACACCGTTGTTAACCAACCTTCAAAAAGGTGATGTGGTCTATGCTCAGAATGCTGAATATACTCTTCGAGGGGTAGCTATCACATTAGGTAGCAGACCTACTTTCGACTACACAATAGTTTCGGGTACACCCGTAGGTGAGTACCAGTCAGGTTATTTAATTCATGAGAGTAAAACCAACATCCCTGTATCAGGTAACTTCACTCAAGTAGATGTGATTGGTTCTCCTGAGAAGATTCTTGCTACCCCTGTATTAGCTAACGGTTGGGTGGGTTCTTGGAATCCTGAGATTCCAAAAGGCACTTCACAAGCATACCAACTGGTAAGAAAGATGGTGACTAGTGGTAATACCTTTACTGCTCCTTATACAACTAACAACGGAACATCTTGGTCATCTCAACCGTTAACTATTAATGGAACTACAAATGCTGTAACAGCTAACTGGGATGATAGACATATATGGGTTGTTCCTTATACAGCCTTTGCTAAACAGACTAAACCAAGTACAAATAAACCTGTACTGAATGGTTCTGAGGGTATTGGTTTTGTATGGGCTAGTGCTGATAACTACATGTCTCAAGGTCAAGGTCTGATTGAAACTCTTATTGGTAAAGTTGGTAAAGATAACCAAGACGGGAACCAAGAAACTAGACTGGCATTAACTAAGCATTTCATGCAGCCTGAAGGTACTCTTAAAAAGGGTGATGTTCGTAAACATACTCCAATAGATTTGAAGAAACCTATCAATGACTCTCCTGCTGTTAAGACTCTATGGTATCAAACTGCTGAGAACCAACAGTGTTCATTGAACTTTGCTTGGAATGAGTTGGTTTGGAAGAACTTGATAGTTAAAGATGTGAATACAGCGTCTAGCCCAGTTAAGCAAGGTGAAGTCTATGTCATAAAAGCAGACGTTCCACTGAAAGGCCAGATATTTAAAGCAAATGGCAATAATGCTGGATGGAACTGGAGCGGTATGTATATGGGGGATGAAGGTGAAGTGTATTACGGCGGTGGTAACTCAGTCTCTTTAGATACGACAGTAAAAAGTTACCAAGGCAAGAGTGACGGTTGGGGCGACGATTCAACAATTCGAATCATTGATGGTATTGGAACATTCATAAACCTCAATGGCGATACTTGTCTATATGGTACGCATGAGCTGGCAATTCCATACGGTTACACAAAGAATAAAGCTCGTGCTGGTTCTCAAGTCAGTGGGGTGGATTTATGATCATTGATACCGACTACACGGCCTTAACCGATATTGATGAGAATATCCGGCATTACTATGCTGAAGATATTCGAGAACGAGTGATTGGCTACACAGAGGGGGAGGAACCTTCCCCTATAACCGAGCAATACACGGTCATTGTTCTTAATAAGCCTGAAGAGATTACTTTTCATGATGTAAACCAAAGACGCGGTGAGCGTAAGTCTTGGGAGCAAGTTGTTAAGCCAGAGCTTGAACGAGCAATTGCTTGGGAAGATTTTCAAGTAAACCACGATCAGTATCTTCAATGGCTGGTGGATGTAGAGAACTTTGTTCCTGAAATCACTATTGGCGAAGATGGTGAAGAAGTTGCCACGTTGCCACCAGCGCGGCCAGTGATCGATATGCAAAATCGCCGCGCCGTTTATGAAGTGATTGAAGTGTCATACGACGCTAATTATTACACTCATAATGGTGAATACGATTATTTGGTCAATGATGAAGAGTTTACTGTTACCAAGACGCCAGTTGTCGAGAGAAAGCCTGACAATGTGATCGCGGAGTTTCATCGGAACAAGGCGCAAGCTTTGCGAGATGAAATAAAACTATCAAACATCTTTATTCATGGATATGAGTTCCAAGTTCGCCAAGTTGACCGGAACAACATGGATGAAACGCTATGGTATGCAGAGCGCAATAATATGCTGGATAAAGAGACGGTCTGGATTGCAGCAAATAATGAACCTGTAAGACTGACGTACAATCAAATCCAACAAATTAAAGATGCTTATGCGATTCGATTGGAAAAGCTATTTAATCAATATGCCACTTGGACAGAGGGGGATATGCAAACTCCATTCGAATTTTTAGAAGCCTAAGATTCTCGATTGGTGATTTTTGTTTTCAATCGAGAAAGTGTTTTTATTTCGAGTTATTATTGGTCAAGCATTGCAGTTTATGACGGGGTGCGAAAGTGCCCCGAATTGAAAGGGGCGAAAGATGTTAGAGAAGTTACTAAACAACAATCCACTAGGCGTTGTGATGTTGTGTGCTTCGATAGTTGGGACTGGCTATGTGATGAATTATCGCTTGAACAGTATCGAGACGACTCAGCAAAACATTGGCACTGATGTAAAAGATATTCGCCAAGATATCAGCGCTCTACAGGCTGATGTTGCCGGATTGAAAGCCGTTGCTGATTACAAAGAGAGAGCAGGTAAATAATGCCTAGAATTAACGTCGCTACTTTCTTTGGAGAACGGCCAAAACAGACGCCGAGACTCCTACCAAATGAATACGCCACAAAAGCGGTAGATTGTCAGTTTCCGGTTGGAAACCTTCAGCCTTACCTTGGCTTGAAGGACACTACTGAAGGCTTAACGGAAAGCCATAAAACGGTTTATAAGTTTTTAGATTGGTGGTTCAAGTGGAAAACTGATGTTGATGTGGTTGTGTCGCCAATTGTTGGTGACCCTTGGAACCGTGTTTATTTTACAAGTGATACCGGAGTTCGCGTTACCAATAACCAGATATTTAATGGTGTTGGTGATCTTCCCGTTGACTCTTATCCATTAGGAGTGCCAGCGCCAGAGCATGGCGTGACAGCAAAAGTAAATGCTCCAGATCCTCTACCAGAAGAAGACGAAGCAACTGACGACGAAACTCGTTTTTATGTCTACACGCTTGTTAGCGAACAAGAAGAGGAAGGGGCGCAATCTCCGATCAGCAATCAAGCTGAAATTAAGTTCCCAGAGAGTACGGTTACGCTGATATTTCACAGTGAAGGTGCTTTATCCGGCAATATCACTAAACGTCGAATCTATAGAACGTCAACAGAGGGTGGTGTTTCTGACTTCTATCTGGTTGGGGAAATTCCGATTTCACAAAATACGTTTGTGGATGATAAGTCAGCCGATGATCTTGGGTTCCCGTTGGAAAGTGAAAAATACGAAATGCCTAACAAAAAGCTACGGTTTTTAACCCTAATGCCTAACGGAATTATGGCTGGTGGCTATGACCGAACTGTTTGTTTTAGTGAGCCTTATTTACTTCACGCATGGCCTGTAGATTATCAGCTCACAACAGAGCACGAAATCGTAGCAATGGAATCAGTGAGCAATATGCTATTGGTTGGCACGAAAGGTTACCCTTGGGTGTTCCAAGGTATCACCAGTGATGCGATTAGTGGGCGAAAGCTTGAGTCTATGCAAGCGTGTGTTTCCAAGCGCTCTATGAGAAATATCGACAACCTAATTATCTATGCGTCTCCTCATGGCCTTTGTGCGTTCACTGGTCAAGACGTTGAGCTAATTACCAAAGATATTATTGACTCTAAGCAGTGGGAAGCATTGGAGCCAGAAACCATTGAAGCTTACTACTACGATGGAAAGTATTTGGCTTTTTACGGAAAGGCGCTTGATAAGTCGTTCATATTCGACCCTAAAACGGGTGGTATTACGTTCCATTCTATAGGTTCAAACCTTGGATTTACTGACTTAGTGACAGGTACGCTTTATGTTCGAAGCGAAGATGGAACAAAATTGGCTGAATGGAACAAGGGCCAACCTAAAGCGTATGTTTGGCGTTCTAAAGAGTATTACGCCATGTATCCAACACTTAGTACGCTGTATATCCGAGCGGAAGATCCGGCATTGGTTGGAATGAAAATTATCGTTGATGGAGTCGTCATCAAAGATTACGAGATAGGTACGTTAACTGATCGACCTATACGCATTCCACCAGCAAGGGGCAACTCATGGCAATTTGAAGTTTATGGCACTGGAATATTAGAAGAGGTGATCATTGCTTCTAGTATGGCAGAGGTTTACGGGTAAATGGCAGTTCGTACATTACAAGGCTGCAAAAAGCTAAAGGGTAAATTCCAATCTATTCCCCATAAGAAAGGAAGTGACGCTGTAATGGATGCAGTTGCCGACAACTTGGAACAGTTGATCGGTATGCGTGGCGAGGGCGGCAAAAAAGCCGTCCTTTGGGAAGATATGAAAAAGCTTGGTTTTGCTGACTACAGAAACGGCAAATTACAGAGCACAATTAATATCCCAAGTTCGGACGGCGGTAGTGGTGATCCGATTGTTGGTGAGGAAGTTCAGACGCCAACTACACCACAAAACTTAGTGGTTAAATCTGGCTTTGGTATCGCACTACTTTCGTGGGATACCGCGCCATATAAAGGCCATGCTTACACCGAAATTTATCAGGCAAGAGAAAACGTTTTTGCAGATGCGATTGTGGTGCAAACAACTCCTTCTAGTGTTGCATCAATACCGATTGAGCCTACAGGTGATTATTACTATTGGATCAAGTTCGTAAACCTAAAAGGCGAACGTTCAGCGATTAACTCAATTAATGGTACTCATGCAAAGAGCGTTGTTGACCCTCAATATTACCTTGACCTGATCATTAAGGAGATGGAAGAGCATCCCGAACTAATTCCTTTACCGGAGGCATTAGAAGGCATTGATTTTTCATCCATTCCAGACGCAGAAACTATTGAGAATATCGACGTATTATTAGCGGAAGCAGCTATGCAAAACGCTGTAACCGTTGATAAGGAAAGCGCATTTCGCAGAGAAGAGAACCGGACATTAAGGGCCGAGATTGAAACCAACTACTACACAGCAGTTGAAACCGATAAGGCAATGGCGGTTTTAAGAGAGTCGGTTACTTCTCAGATCGAGGAAAACGAGACATCAATTCTTGCTCAGATCAAACGAGAGTACGCAACGAAGGTTGAAGTTGATAGCGCGTTATCGGCATTAAGAGAGTCTGTTAAGTCAGAAATTCAGTCTAATGGGGAGTCAATTCTTGCGCAGGTAGGCCAAGAGTTTGCGACTCAAGTTGAGCTTGATAAGGCTATATCTACAGCCAAGTTAGATCTCGAAACTCAGTTAGGTGATTCGATTTCAGGCATTGAGCAAAACTACGCGACGAACGCCAAGCTAACGTCAGCAATTTCTCAATTAAATACGTCGTTGTCAGCGTCAATTGAAGGAGTTGAGAGCAATCTATCAACCAACTATAAAACGTGGGTTGATACTGAAAAGGCGATCAATATTGCAACCAATTCATTGTCTTCAAAAATTGGAGAGGTTGAGAGTAACTTAGCCAACAACTATTACACTGAAGCGCAAACCGATCAGGCCATTGCTAAATCTGCTTTGACATTGCAATCATCAATTGATGGTGTTGCCTCGAATCTATCCAAGAACTACTACACAAAGACGCAAACCAATCAGGCGATTAGTACCGAGATTGGAAAAGTTAATGCAACGGTTAACGGCGTTTCATCTTCAGTCACACAGATTAGTGAAGCATTGGCCGATCTTGATGATGGATATTCTGCGTTGTGGGGCGTTAAAACAAGCATAGGTGGAATGACGGCTAGTGTTGCTCTTATAGCCAAGTCTTCCACTGATACGAGCACAGCAAACGCAGAATTTGTTGTTAAGAACGCAGGGTTTAAGGTCGCTTACGACAAGAATACTGGTGGTACAGGTAGCAACAGCATCGTTCCGGTGTTTGGCACTATCAAAAACCCAGCCTATCAGGATTGGGTTAACGGCGGCCAAGTTGGTACAGCTCCGCCAAAATACGTACTCGCAATAGACACTGCATCAATCAAGGTTGCAGACATTAGAGATCTGGTTGCTGGCGATGTGGTGGCAACAAGCGTGCAAGCAAATACAGTGATCGCAAACGTAACGCTACGAGCGTCAACGATTAATGACCCGAACAGCAAGTTCTATGTGAGCGCGGCTGGTGTGGCAAAAATGGTCGATGCTGATGTTTCGGGGAAAATTACCGCGACTTCTGGTGTGCTAAGGAACGTTACGATTACTGATTCTTGCGATATTCAAGGTCGTCTCAATGTTAATCAGATCGTTGGTGATGTAATAAAACCTTATCCGTACTCGGTTATGAAGACAGACAGTAGTGCAGGACTAATTCAGACGCTCTACTCAGTAAATGTTCCAATGGCTACTTGGGATCGCGAGGTTGTTTGGGGGAGTGTGTATGCGACTGCGTTCGGTGCATGGTTTGATTTTTTAATTAATGATGAGGTTGTTCATAGTCAAGATATTGGTGGTATGAGCGCTCAAAACTCACCGATCTGGCGGCATAGCCTTCCGGCTGGTAAGGCTTATAAGGTTAGTTTGCGCATAAGAAACTACGAAAACAATTCTTGGAATGTGTGGAACTCATCTGGATTAGTGCTCACCTACAAAGCTTAGGTTTAGTGCTTTTGGAATTGCGCCATTTTGTTAAGGCGCTCTAGATCGTTCAGGGGTAAAAAGTGCGGTTCGCTAAAGTTGATCACAACAATTATATCTACATGCTTGTGAGAAAGCTTGTTTACGTGGCTGGTCGTGATGATTTGCCGGATTTGCCGAAAGAGGTGATCAGTAAGTTGGATAGTGGTGATGCACACTTGTTTGTTGGTGAGCGTTGTGGCGCAGTTTTGGAGGTGACGCACGAAGATAACGAGATAGTTATGTATGTGGTTTTTGGATGGTCTGATAACGGGCATGGCATATCAGATTACATCAATGCGTACTATCAACTTGCTAAAGATGTGGGAGCAGAAAAGATTGTTTCATTGGCTCGAAGAGCAGGTGTGTACAGGCTTTGGCGCGCTCACGGATTTAAAAAAGTAGGGTACAATGAGCAAGGTTTAATCAGGTTTGAGAAAAGGCTGGTAAACAATGGGTAAAGGGCCAGAAAAAGCAAAACCAACTGCCGATCAGATTGCAGCAGCAGAGGTGGCGGCTAAAGAGTGGAATAGATATCAAGAGGTGTTTGTTCCAATTGAAAACGAATATATGCGTATCACCGAAAAAATGGGGGACGAGGCAAACTACGAGAAAATAGCAGGAGCGGCCAATACAACGTCGAATAGTGCAACGAGTTCGGCTGTCAATCAGACTCAAAAACAATTGTCGGCATCTGGCTTTAATCCAAGTTCAGGTAAGGCGTCTAGCGCTTCAAACGACATAATCTCAGGCTCCAATGCCAACGAGGTACAAACTACTGCGCAAGGCCAACACAACGTAACCGAGCGTTTTACTGGCAATCTTCAAAACGTAATTGCAATGGGGCGAGGTCAGGCGACTCAAGCCACGGCAGGGCTTAACGATATCGCGGCGGCGTCAGCGCGTAAGGCCAACCAAGCTGCAATTGATGAAGCTAACGCTGTATCTATTCCGGCGGCGGTTGCTGGCGCTGGTGCCTCTTTACTTACTGGCACCGATACAGGCAAAGAGATGCTATCAAGCGCTGGACAGGGATTAAGTAATTACTTCAAACCAGATACTTACAAAAGTATGAAATCAGACGATGGCTTTGCGCCAATGGGCGGCGCTAGTTCATACGGTTTAAGTTAAACGTTAGGAGAAAATAATCATGCCTCAAGAGGGTGAATTAGGTTATTACAATCCAAATACTGGCAGTTCAGCCGCGCCAGCCACAACCGCTCCAACCGCCAGTGTTAAAAGCGATAATCTTTCAAACATGATGGTTAACGCTTCTGGTAATCCTGAATACATATACGCGAATCTTACGAGAAAGCAGTACGAAGATTATCTAAAGCGCTTCCAGCAATATGAGAATCAACTTATCGATCTTGCTATGACCGATAAGTTGTTAAATAAGCAGTTAGATAGAAATAACGCAAATGCCACGAAGAACTTAGAACAAGCCAATATCAATGCTGCAAATGCAACTAGAAAGTATGGTTTAGGTGATCTTCGAACTGATCAGCAAAAACGAAACTTGGAAATGAATAACGCGCTTGCGCTAGCTTCAACTAATAACAACACTCGCCAAGCTATAAACGATTTACAAGTCGGATTGATGACGGGTGTTTCGTCAGGAAGCAGAAACTTAATTAACTCAGTTGGTGGAGTTTAGGGGGTTAATATGGGATACGGTCTAATTGATATTGGTCGAAATAACGCGAGAAGTTCGCTTGATACTTATAGAAATCTTTCTAACCAAGAGCAACAGCGCAAACAAGTGAACGAGCAGCTTAAACAGCAATACAAGCAAGGTATTGCGTCAGGTATCGGTACTGGTGCAACTCTAGGTGCAACAATTGGTAGTGTTGTACCTGTCGTTGGTACTGTTGCTGGTGGTGCAATTGGTGCCGTTCTTGGTGGTCTAGCTGCGTCGTTTTTTTAGAGGTTTTTTTCATGGCAAACGTTATTGGTAGTTTTAATGAAGGCGTTCGAGTTGGTGCAGGATTAATTGACCTACACAACCGCCAGCAAGATCGTGAGTTGTGGAGACAGGAGCACAACGAAGACCGAGAACGAAAGAAAATCTTGCAACAGCGAGAAGATATTCGTTGGCAGCAAGGGCTTGAAGATCGAGAACAACAAAAGTTACAGCGTAAAGATGATCTAGATTGGCAAGCCAAAAGCCGAAAACAACAAGAAAAGCAGTGGGCGCAAGCAGAGCTTACATTTAAGCAGCAACAGGAAGAATATAACCATAAGAAAACACTTATGGAACGCCAAGAAGGTTTTCAAACAATCTTCCTTCCAGCGATTGATAAGGCGATTGCCAGCGGCGATTTTTCCTTAATGGAGACGCCGGAGTTTGCAGATTATGTAGCTAAAAACCCTCAATTTGATGTGAACAACATTCTTGGTAGTGATGCTGGCAAGGCTTTAGGTGAGGCGGCGACTTTGTTCAACAAAATGGCACAAGGTGAAATGCCAGCAGAAAATGACCCAATGTTGATCAATGCAGTGGAAACATTGATGCCTGAAATCACCAAGGCAAAAGGTTTACCTACGATCTACACGGATAAGGATGGTAAGCAACACCAAATAGTTGAGAGAAAAGTTTCGGCAGTTCGAATCACTCAAGGCGGTGGCGCAGTTATTGAGCAAGATCTAACTCTTGATAATGGCAAAACTGTCACAGTTCCGGTTACTCAAAACCGAACAAGCAAGCCAGATGACAATATCTTAGTTGTGCCATTGTCGGAGTTTAGTAACCGAATGAAAACCATGATTGATACTCGTCAGCATTTGAACCGTGAAGAGTTGAACAACTGGCGTCAACTTCAAACAGGTCGATCTCTGAACTTCGATGAAAATGGCAATGTTGTATATGGTGGCCGTTCTAGTCGATCTAGCTCTAGTGGGCCATCTTCTTCAATGACTCAATTAGCGAAGCAACAGCTATCTGAACAAAACGGAATTAATAGTAAGTATGATGAACAGATTGCCAAGCTTGACCGCAGTATGTTCGGCAATGAAGAAGATTATCTGAATGAAATTGATCGCTTGAACCGAGAAAGGGAGAGGGCGCTAGATCGTCATACAATGATGTACTTGTCACTTACCGGTTATGACCCTCAAGGCTTAGCCAGAGAGCAAGCGCAAAGTAAGGTAAGAGAACGAACGCAAGAGTTTGTTGAGTCGTATCCAGGTTATGAGTTTTCAGAATATGCTAGATCAAAAATTCAGACTGATCTGTTGAAAAATCCAACCGCAAAGCCTAGTGAGATAAACGAAACTATTCAAGGCATGATTAAGGAGGGTAAACATGTTACGAAAATACCACCGAATGAAACACTGATAAGTAAGTCTCAAGAGTTTGTGGATGATGAGAAGAAAGCTGCTGGACAGAAAATGGAGGAGCCCTCCAGACGAGGAAAATTGGAATCACTGAGGGAAAAAATCATAAACTCAGATGGAACTTATCAGGAAAAGCTAGCAGCAATTAAGGCGGCGAATTTGAGTCCTGAAGATCAACGACAGGCAATGGACTGGCTTAACTATAGTGGTTTTTATAACGCCGCTGACAAGCTAACAAGTAATGCTAGAGATAACTTAAAAACTCAGACTCAACGAGTAGAAGAGCAGCGTAAAAATGCGTCACCAGTCGCACGATACATGGCGTTAGGTCTAGGAGATCTGTAATGTACTATACAGAAGAGCTCAAGCTAGAATTATTAGTTACGGCATTATTAGCTTTTTACCATGGTTAGTTACTTTGAGGTAAATATGGATAAAATTCTTAAACTTGCAATAGAGGATGCGGAAGTTGAGATTGGTAGTTCTCGACACGGCAGAATATTACGGCCTGTAGAATTTACGCATCTACAGCCTTTTACAGATACATCACGTACAGAGTCAATAGGAGTGTTCATTAACAAAGAATGTAAACATGATCGCGACCGAGCTCACTATCAACTTGCTCATGAAGCTATTCATACTCTAAGCCCAGTAAAATATGAAGAAGTAAGTTGGTTGGAGGAAGGCGTTGCCGTCAAGTTTTCTCATGATTTTTTGTTGCGTAAATGCAGTATAGATTGGCCTAATAGTGGTGAAAAAAAATACGACGTAGCAGGCAATAGAGTCAGAAGGTTATTAAGATATGATCCTGATGCTGTAAAAAAGATTATGTCTCGCTTTGGGCGTTTGTCTGGTATTTCGGCAGAAGAAATGAAAGAACTATTTCCAAGAGTGCCGACCCGATTAATTAACGCATTGTGTAGGCCATTTAATATTTAAAATAAG